TCATATCACAAACGAAATCTATACTTGGGACTTCATTATACTTTCCGTAATATTCTATAATGTGTTGAAGAATATACTTGTTATACTTTTCAACAAATATTTCATCACGGGTAATGTATTCAATATTCTTGATTAGAATACTGGGTTTGTTGAAAATGGATTTCAACATCTTATTCTCAAAATCTTTTATCATATCGTCAAAGTTAAAACTTTTTTTTTAGATTTCCAAAGGTTTATTATTTACATTATACAATATGATATTATTTTTCTTTTCATAAGAAAAAAAAATAATATCATTTATATTGTTAAATGATAATAAATCCTTTAGGACTTTTGGTTAGAGCTCTATATCTCCCCACCTTCCGTTTTTATCCATAGGGTTCTTCAACCCGATATTGATTTTGGTAATCTGTGTTCGTGATACTTTGTATTTTTCTGCGATTTGTTGATGGGTGTAATCACCCGTTTCCAATAACATTTTAATTCTACGAACTTGTGTCGGTGATAATACTGGTCTTCCCATAATTTTACTTCTTTAAGTTTTGATAAAAGTTTATGGACTTTTCAAGGGATAATTCCCTTTGCCATTCTTGTTGTTTAACGATAAGATATTCTTTGTTGGTAAGTTTGTCGTGAAGGTGGCGTTCCGCAACGGGTCGCACTTCCTTCTTATTATTGTTTCCCATATACAATAAATAGTTCCTGATGGAACAAAAGTCAAACTAATAAAAAATAAAATTAAATTATTTTTGACCCAACTTTCGTTCAGGTTCAGTAAAAGGTTGTCGTAGTGCTTGACGCATTTGTTCTGCGTGTTCTTTACAAATGGATTGTCTTACCCCAATCTGTCCTACATTTCTAACCATATCGGCAGTTGAAGAACAACGGGCTACATAACCCGATATACTTTCACCCCTATTATACTTCGGTAGATACACTTTATTTGGTGTTTAAGACACTTTATTAGTAGCAGCACATATTGTTATAGCTGAACCTTCTACGAGCTCCTAAAACAAGACCACCATTTCTAAACTTATCACGGGGATTTGCTGGTTGTAATCCGTTGGAAAGCATATAAGTATAGTATGGGACATAATCGTTTTGGTTCCAGTATAACCAATCATTACATCTTTGACTATAATAAGTTGCTAAATCTTGAAACTCATTTTTCAAGGTTCGCCAAACAGATAAATCAACATTATTACTGAACTCCCCTTGTTGTGATTGAACGCCCCTGTTTGCGTATTTCGCTAATAGGTTGATTGTTAGATAGTTCATCGTCCAATATAACACTACATTCTGTAGGTAATTATCCAATAAGAACTTAAATCTTTCATTAGCGGGGTCATCAATATCACCTGTTAAAATCAATTCATTTATCTTATCAAACAATCTATCACCCAATATATCACGAGCGTTGATGAAGTGAGCCTGTTGTAAGGCAGGTAAGATGTTTCCACTTAAAAGGGAATATTCTACAGGTAAATTATCACGAACATAACTTTCGTCTATCCAATATATCATAATTCAGGTGTTCTAAACTTGTTTATCAATTTGATTGGTCTATCGTATTTTAACGCTAATATGTTTTCAATAGATGCGTTTGCTTTTCTAACCATAGGCTTAATTGTGGTTTCCATCATCAAGTTCCAAGCCACATTTATTTCTTCTGCGTTTTGACTGAATGCTGAATTATTCAAGGTTGAAATACCAAGAAGTAATGGTGATGCGACTTGTTGTCCTGTAAGGATTGCCTGAACGCACATTTGTAATATTTCGGTATAGAAACTATCATTACCCGTATTACTGATTGGTTCAATAACAGGTCTTTCATCGGCAGAATTACTGAATGCCAACATAAGTTTTTGTCCGTTCTTTCCTTGATAAGACCTAACCAATTCTTCGTATGTAGAAAGTCGTTCTTCAGGGGTAGGGTCTCCTATCAAACTTACAAATAAGTTCGGCATAAGTGATGCTGCCAAGTTTGTCTTGTGGAATTGGTAGATTTCTGCTTCCAATACACAACTATCAATAGACGATTGATATGGTGTTAAAGGGTAGTGTCTATTCATCGTTGGGGTATAATCTTTCCAATATACCATTTCACGACCTTCACGGGTTTCCATATTTAATGATTGGAACTTTACAACTAATCTTTTTTGTTGTGTGTTCTGCCAATCTTCACATACATAAAAAACACCATTTTCCCTATTGTGTATTTCTACATCTTGTTTTCCAACACGAACATCTTGGAATGGAATATGGTAGATACTTTCAATTCTACTTCCATCACGGCTTTTAATTACTTCCAAACTATAACCACCGAATAACCAAATATCATAAAATACTTTGTAATATAATTCACTAATCGTTTCGTATTTATTCACCAACACATTTCCTAAATCTTCAATTTCAACACCATCGCCATAGGTCATATTTACTTTAGCATCAATAGCCACCGACATCGTAGGTGAATGTTCTTTTACTTGAAGGATAAATTGTGGGTAATCATTTCGTAATCCCCACATAACCCAAGGCTTGCTTCTTTCGGTTGCTTCCCTATTTTCACGGGTGTCTAATCTGTTGATTTGATAATCAACATTAAACGAATGGATTTTAGGTTCTATTGGTTTCTGTATGTTTTCCATATTTCTATAAATATAAGTTATACCTTTATTGTTTGTAGTTTAATTATCTAGGTGGGTAAAGATTAGGGCCTGGTTTAGATGTTGAAGCATATAAATCACTTACACCAAATGCTACACTTGTATTTGTTGAAGCGCTCCAAGTAATACCATCAGTAGAATATGCTATTACTGGACGGGGATTTGATACTCCAGGACCAGCATAAGTATTACCCACTACTATAAACTTACTACCATTCCAAGAAACCGAATGTGATGTTGGTGATGCTCCACTTGTTGCGAATATTGTATTACCATTTGACGAACCAGTCCAAGTTAAACCATCGTTGGAATAACCTAAAACATTTGTTCCACTTCCACCAGCGACAAATCTACTACCATTCCAAGCAACACAATCAACACTACTACTGAATATACTACTACCATTTGTAGATGCCGACCAAGTTATACCATCGTTGGAAACTGCTATTCTATCCCCGCCTAGACCGACAGCAACCCATAATGAACCATTCCAAGCAACATCTCTACCTTGTGATGTGATAAATGAATTACCATTTGTAGATGCCGACCAAGTTATACCATCGTTGGAATAACCTAATCTATTTGTTCCATAACCGCCAGCAACAAATCTACTACCATTCCAAGCAATACCATAAACACCAGAAGTGAATATTGTATTACCATTTGACGAATTAGTCCAAGTTAAACCATCGGTAGAATATGCTAATTTATTTGTTCCCTGACTTGAACCAGCGACCCATAATGAACCATTCCAAGCAATAGCATTTACAAAATTATTAAATATTGAATTACCATTTGTAGATGCCGACCAAGTTAAACCATCGTTGGAATAACCTAAAACATTTGTTCCAACACCGCCAGCAACAAATCTACTACCATTCCAACCAAGACCAAAAACTCCAGTCCCGAATATTGAATTACCATTTGTAGATGCCGACCAAGTTATACCATCGTTGGAATAACCTAATTTATTTGTCGTTTCACCGCCAGCAACAAATATAGGTATTTGTGTTGAACTTGGCGTAATTGTCGGGGTCGGCGTAGTCGTTTGTGTGTTCGTTGGTGTGATTGAAGGGGTAATGGAAGGCGTTGGCGTTGGTGTCCCTGTATTCGTTGGGGTAATGGAAGGCGTTGGCGTTAAAGTGGAAGTCGGTGTCTGCGTAGGTGTCCCTGTGTTCGTTGGGGTAATGGAAGGCGTTGGCGTTAAAGTGGAAGTCGGTGTCTGCGTAGGTGTCCCCGTATTTGTTGGGGTAATTGAAGGTGTAGGTGTTAAAGTGGAAGTAGCCGTAATTGAAGGCGTAGGTGTTAAAGTGGAAGTCGGCGTCTGCGTAGGTGTTCCCGTATTTGTAGGTGTGATTGAAGGGGTAATGGAAGGGGTGATAGAAGGCGTCGGCGTTGGTGATGCCGTGTTTGATGGCGTCGGTGTTATACCATCACCATTCTTATAGTAGATTTTATTAGGCTCAAAGTTCGCAGTATTACCTGTATAAAACTCGTTTTCAACAGGAACGAATATAAACGCCAAACTATTTAACAACTTTTCACCTGAAGGATTTAATGATGTTGAATTAGGTGGCATTTCATAAATCCCTAACCAGTATTGGTTTTCATTTACAAGGTGTAAATTACAATCAGTTCCCGCACTATAAATATAGTTTTCAGGTTGGTTCTTAAATGTGTTAAATGTGAATACATCATAACGACCAGTATAAGCACTTGGGTAAGTAGATGTGCTGTTTTCAGGGTAGAAACTTACGATGTTTCTACCTTGAGCGTTCTGTAATCTCCACAGGTATTTTGGATTGGCACCAAAGTTCCCCGTCTTGTATTGGGATACATTTACGAAGATGTTATTGACTGCGTTTTGTTCTATGTATATCATATTTTAATATGTGTTTCTTCCTAATGCGGTTTGGAATGCGTTGATTATACTTGATAATGTAGTCATTTCACCTGAACTAAATTGTCTTCCAAAATGAGCGAATATTATATTTGATGGATTACCAATACCAAGATTTCCATTACTATTACCTATGTAATGTGTTTTGTTTGTGAAATCTGGTATTTGTGTATTATTAACAACTAACACACCATCTTTAGTTCCCAAAACATCTGTTCCTGTTGATGTTGCGATAAAGTATCCAATACCTGCTGCTGAAGGTTGATTATATGAACGATACGATGATGCAGCCGATTTAACATTTGATATAAATTGAACGCTACTAAATGATGTATAAATACCAACCTCAATAGTTCCTGCTGTTGTATTTGTTGAACCTATATCTTGAACTCCTTTATTGCTTAATGTTGTTGTATAAATTGATACAGATTGGTCTGCAGCTGTTGGAACAACTAAAGATGCGTCATAATAAGTTTCTGCGTATGTTCCTGGACCACCATTATTTATCATACCAGATGCGTTATGCGTCCAAACACCATTAAAAGTCAATCTAAATGCGGCATCAGTATCTAATGGATTTATAGCATTAAACTTGTGTGATGCTGCCGTGCCACCTAGAACTGGATACATAGCGTCTATTCTTGTATAAAGTCCATTTGACTTTAACGCCAAGAACATATTATTTGTTGCCGCAGACATCGGTGATGAAACAGCACCACCCGCAGCAACAACGGCAGATAAGTAAGCAGCGGCATCAGGGTCAAATCCCGCTGGCGTTTGACTTGGGGTATTCGTTGGTGTTGGTGTCGCAGTTGAAGTTCTTGTCGGTGTAGGCGTTTTTGTATTAGTAGGTGTGTTGGTAATCGTTGGTGTGATTGAAGGGGTAATAGAAGGCGTCGGCGTTGGTGTAGTAGTGTTGGTAGGCGTAGGCGTTGGCGTAGGTGGAATTGGACTTGGTGATGGGTCAGGAAATAAAATTGGTGGGATTTGTCCCCCGTAATTATACACTTGTTCGCCTTGGAAGTATTGGGTAAGTAATGATTTAACCTTCATTTTGTATTTGTTGATGAACCTGTTTGATTAGGTCATTCACATTCGTATCACCACATTTACCCATATTAAATAACTTGGTAAATATTAGGTCATCATTCCTGTAGAATAGAACCTTTATTGTAATTATTTCACTATGTAAATCAAGTCGCAAGTTTGTTAAAATATATCGTGTTATTGGGACATAAGTGTTGTCCTTTCTAACCCTAATATCTTTGATTACTTCCAACATAATTGGCTTAAAAAAATGGGGGTTTTTACCCCCCATTAAAAAGTATTTTTTTAATTAGTTGTTGTAGTATAAACCGAAACCTGAACCTGCTACGAAAGCAGACAAGGTAGTAGATACTAACATTTCAGGAACGCTGATTGAACTTTGTGAAGTTAAACCGATTGAATACAACTGGTCGTCCCCTGGTAATGAACCAGAAACAATACCTGCTGTTTCAACATACATTCCACCACCACCATTTACATCAGCACCCGCCAAGAAAAACTTACCTGTCTTCAACTTTACGATGAAGTAAGATTGTGTGTTCTTTACGATTTGTTGGTAAAGGTTTGTGTTTTCCTGTGAATAACCAGGAATTGTGAATAAAAGTTTAGTAAGGAATGTGAAACCTAGTGATGGTAAGTTGATTGATGTTTCTTCATTCAACGCAGCACTACTATTTCTAACTAAATCTATTTGTTGGAAAGTTAAACCTGTAGTAGCAGCTGAAAATGATGTGATATACCCATCAGGGTCGTAAGTGATTGAAGCGAATTGTGCGTCTGTAGATGTTCCTGTAGATGTTAAAACGAATAATTCGTCAATACCAGGAACATTATTTACACAACTAGCAAGTGCTAGTCCGCTTGTGATAATACAATTAGAAGCCATAATTTTATGTTATTATATTTTTTGTTATTTTTTTTATCTTCCTTATTTGGTTTATAGCCCCGTAGGACTATAAACCATTAGGAATGTGATTATTTAATTATTTTGCGAAAACTACCTGTGAAGGAATACCTACAGCAGAACCAATCTTCATAGCCAACTTTAATCTTGTTTGTTGGAAATCCAAAGAATACCAAGAAATAGGTGAAGAAATGTCGCTCAACAAGTCAGTTCCCATCATCAAGTTTTCAGCGTTAGTCAAAACCATATAACCAGCAGCGATTTCACAAGAAATAGCGATTACATTTGTGAATGGGATTTGGATTGCCATTTGTCCGTTCGCCAAAGTAATTGGGTTAAAGTTGAATAAGTTTTGGTTTCTTAAAGCCAACTGAAGTGCTTGGAAATCGTTGTGGTTCAACGCCATAATAGTATTGATGACTTTTAACGGAGCAGGAAGTGCCAATATGTAGGCATCTGCTACGGAAACCGCATTATTTATAGTCATCGCAGTATATGTTTTGTTGATTGTTTCTGCTGTGAAAGGTGCGCTTTCCAACTGCTCTATCACACCAGAACAACCATCAGTAGCCGTTTCAGCGTTCCAAAACTTTCTTGAAGCATAAACCGATGCTTTCTTCGCAATATCATTCATAAACGCTTCTTCAACTGAAGGAGCCAAGTTAGGTGGGTAAGAACCTGGTGATAATCTAATAGACATAATTGTTCTATTCAATTCATCATCACACCAGTTCTTTTGTATGTTGTATTGGCATACCTTTAATTCTCTTTCAGTCAATTCAATCGTTCCGCCTGTGAAGGAACAGCTATTTCCGGGAAAAGCAATATCGTCTATCGCACCAGTTTCGTATACCGGAATTAACTCGCCAAACTTTATGTTAGGGACAACTTTGTAAGTAGAACTTTCAATAGTGTCTATAACGATTTTTGATAAAAGCAAATCTGCGTTTGCGTTCAAGTAATCTACCATTCCAGTAGTATCAAAATCAAAATTGAAGTTTTTAAGATTTTTCATAATTATTGTTTTTTAATTTTTTGTTTTTTTTTATTTGTTTAATTTCATCTTTTTCAAGATTTCATACCTGCTGTCGCTTGAAAAAGCGTTAGACATCTAAGTATCCTCTTTTAAGGGAGCGTGTTTTGCTTCATTCTTGAAGGCTTGTAAATCTGCTTTCAAGTCAGCAATTTCTTTAGTGTTTGCTTCAAACGCAAACAATACATCGTGTATCGCTTGTTTTAATGCGTCTAATTGTGTGCTTTCCATTTTTTCTTTTTCAGCATCAACAATAACCACACCTTCGTCTTCTACTTCGTCTTCCATAGCGTCTTTGATTTCAACCAACTTTCCTTCTTCATCTGTGATAAAGATTTTCATTCCGTCAGCCAATCTGTGCGTTCCAGAACCTACTTGTGTAAATGTTCCGTCTTCGTTTTTAACACTAATAGTATCACCCAATACAAACTCCCCTTCAGTTGAATTGGTGATGATTACGCCACCATCTAATTCTACTTCAGCGAAGGAATGGGAAACACTTGAAAACTTAAAGCCAACTAGGTCAGCGACTTTTTGTAATAATTCAATATTTTTCATAGTTTATTTTTTTTTTATTGTTTATGATAAATATATGACTTAAATGTTTAAGACATAGATTTATCCATTTCTTTTAATAGTGCTTCTAATTTCATAACAAGTTGTGCTGCGTTGTAGTCCATAGCCTCTTGGCTATTTTCTTCAACACACTTGTATTCACTTCTATCACCTATCTTAAAACCAATAGCAGTATAACCATAATCACAATTACAATATTGTTCTGCTATATCTTCATAAGGGATATATTCTGTAATGAACTCTTCAGTCGCTTTGATTGGAACACAATTAGGAACTTCACGACCATCTAATATTTTAGTTCCGTAAGGTTCATAACCTTCCCAACAAGTTCCTTTTGGGAAATTAAACTTTTCTTTGTATTGTGAATAACATACCGCTAGTCGTTGTTTTTCATCAGGAAACTCTCCCATCATTTCACTTGAACTAACACATCTACCCACATAATCACTTTCACTTTCACCAGGTCTAACATCAATAAATACTTCTTCTTTTTTAACATCAAAGAAATTGAATGGGACTTCCTCAAACATACCTTCTAATGAAATTGAACTAGCCTTTTGGGATAATACAAACTCATCA